TCACGAACGCTATCAGGAATCGGTTCATGGTCAATCCATTCTAGATTCGGCGAATGCATTTATGCCATTAGCACGAAGAACTTCTGCAAATGCGTTTGCCCCTGCAAATTTTGCATTCATGCTTTGTGTCCCGTTTCCAGACGGGTCATAAACAACAAATCCTCCTTTAAATGCATCAATTTGACCAGCATCAAGTTCTTTTAAATGAGCGACAAATTTTCCCCGTGCTGGTCGAATACGAACCCAAGCAAATCCACAGGGAAACCATTGTTCTGGATTTTTGTCCAAATAATCAGCGGTTGCAATGCTTGCTGATTTGAATGCATCTTTTGCAATTTGTTCAACGTCCATAATTACTCCTAAAAAGAATCATCGCCTGCACAGGCTGCAGTGAAACCTGTAAGAACTCCCTGCAAATACGAAATTACGCATTCTGCAGAGCTTCCACTTCCTTCATCTGGTTCACCAGCACTATACGAAATATCGATTATTTGCCATGGTTCATCACCGCCTACATAGAGATAAACCCAATACACTGGATAAGTGCTAGATTTCTTCCACCATTTTCGTTCCAGTTTAACAACCGCTTCCACGACTTGGAAGTTTTCGCGAGTTAACCCACGAACAATTTCTAACAGCGAGTTAATGTGAACATTGCGTGTTGGCTCATTATACAGTTCGCCGTCTATAAATTGCATGCGTTAATTCCAGGTATGCGCCAATTCAACAAGTTTTTCCGCTTCATCGAGTTCAAAAGATATTTCAAAATATCCTTCAGAAGTCAGTTCGACGCCATATTGCGGTATCTCGATCAAGAGCAGAGTATCGCCAATCCTTCGTACTTCTCCGCCACCTCCGTCATACCAATTGATATAGCATGTTTCCTCATGCTTGAGTTGCTTTACCTTCTCGATATCTTTTTCTTTGAGCGTGTTCATTTATTCTCCTAAGTTAAGGGAATTATAACATTATTTCCTCGTAAAAGGCTTCGACAAGAGAAAACATTTCTTCATATGCCTCGATTTCCCACGGCTGCTCTTCATAAGAATAATGCTCGGCATCTTCACCAAGCCAAATGTGATGCCCGTCAATTATTTGCAGGCGCCCATCTAAAAATTGCTTAACATGAATAAACTCATGGGCAAGAGCAAGACACAATTCCATTCCGCTAACTTTAGGGTCCACTACTAAAATCGCAGTGTTGTGCTCCGAGAGATAGGTGGTCCCTGCTAACCCATCGAGTTTAACAGCCGCGGTTGTCATAATCCGCAGCCCTCCCTCTAATGAATGCAGCCCCAACTTTTTAGAAAAGCAATCAGTCATCTGGGAAATATGTTCCCGCTTCTTGCTTTTCCTAGTTGAAATAGAAATTATCATTTGAATGCGCGATTCTTTTCAAAGTCGCCCATGTCATGCCAATCTCGATAGCTATTGATTTTTGAAACATCAACATCTTTAAGGTTCCGATTGATATGTTCATCTGAACCAACGTTAATAAAAATGGCATGTTTACTAGAGCGTTCAACAAAATTTGGCCAAGCTTTTGCATCATAAGCTGCAGTTGACGGGAATGGCATGGTTTTTGCCGCAGGATGAGCTTTTAGAAAGGGCATCGTAGCAGACTCAACAACTGCATCTCCGATTTCGCCTTTATGAATATTGCGAGCGACTGCTACACCGAAAGCTTTCGCTTCTGGCCAACCAATCTGTAGAGCACGGGTCATTGTCCCTGTTGATACTGCACACCAAATTTCAGTGGGATTTAGCCCCAAATCTGTTGAAATATTTTTGCACATGTTGACTAGACCAGCAGTCACAGTCGCATTGCCAGATAATCCAAATGGAAGAAATTGTGCATTGTTATTTTCTGCCCATTTCTTTGCATAGGAGTTTAACACCGGCATGGCCGCAATACGAACAAATCGCATATCTACGTGAGGATATGCGAATAACGCCGCTTGATGGTTAGAAACTTCTTTACTAGACGGGCAAAAGAACACTACTTTTTTGTTATAGATCGCCGCCAGCATTGCGATAGCGTCCATAGCATGCCCCTGCCGAGGGGCACAATAAACAAGAGTATCAAATGGGGATTTTGCAATAACCTGTTCTGCACCAAAAGCTTTTAAGCCACCAGGGGCAAGGTCGGCACGGAGAACAAAGCGATCATCGCCAAATTTCTCTACAATAGGTTTGTCTACCTTTGTTTTGAAATCCCCCCACATTTTAAGATAATAATCTCGAGCGCTCTTACGATCCATTCCTTGCGGGATGTCTTTGTTCGTGGCGTCATCTGTAACTGTGAAAACATTTACTCCCAATTTTTTCTCCTGTAGTGTTGTGGGGAAATATGCACGCTAGATGCATTTTCCATGTATTTCTTAGCGTACTCTTCGCCATCCATATTGTACCATGTTTCAGGGGGTTTGACTACTTTACCGCCTGATTTTTTATTGAGCAGATCGATAAAGCAAAGCGTCATGTTTAAACGTTCTTCGCGGGACCCAAAGAACGGGGTCCCTTTAAAATAGCCAGTTTGCGGAAGTTTACGGCCTTCATGTTCTACTGGGACTGGAGCACAGTAAAACACTTCGCAGGCAAAAGTCTTTTCAATACTTTGGCCCTGCTTAACATATTCTGAAATCAGTTCGTCGAGATTAACCCCTGCATGGCGCAAAAGATGATGTCGAATATCAATTGACCCGAATGACAGCGTTATTTCCCCGAACGGTTTCAAGCCCCTGAAATTCGTAATGATACCAGAACCTAATGAACCGAAAAGAGTCTTCCCATTAGCACGAAGAACAATATCATTCGCCTGAGAAAAAGCCGGGGTATGAGAATCACCCACAGAAATGCCAGTGAATTTATTAGAAACCGATTGCAGATTTTCCTGTTTTAGCGAAGGGATGCCCTTAATTCGTTCACTTAGTCTATTACACCATTCGTTTGTTATCTCTTTGCAAGTAGTCGGTGCACCAATTCGCTTACGAAGCTGTTCGCCCCATGGAGGCATATCATAATCAAGGGAGACTACATTCGGATGCTGCATTACCCGATTAATGCGTTCATAGATTTCCTTTGTTGCTCCTCCGAAGAGGTTCAGAGTTCCGCCAAAATTGACGCCATGTTCTAGGAACACCTTTTCGTATTTGTCGATATCTGGGGAGCAACGATGATCAATTTCGGCTCCCAGTTGTTCAGCCCAAACAAGCGACCAACCAAGAACATGTGAATTTTTTAATAACGGTATATTGCTAATAGGATTAGTGATTACGTTCATATGATTCCTCACGATTAAATTCCGAAAATCTTTTTACCGTCTTTTCGTTTTGCCAAATCAAAAGTTTCTGGAAAGATCCACTGATAGGGAATGCGTTTAGTGGGGCTTTTAACGCCATGGTTAATAGCGATGTGTTTATAAAATAGGCATGTCTTATCTTCGACATTAACCCATTTTTGTTCTTTCATGGGGTTCCTGACATCATTACAAAGCAAATTCATTTGCTCAAGCCAAACGTGACCATACTTATTGTCAGCGACAAATTGACCATTTGCATCAATGTGATATTTTACTTTTCCGTTAAGGCTATTCCCGCCAAAAATTTGTTGCATGCCATCAAAATGCCCAGTCCCGCCAAATAATACAGAATTTGGGTCCACAATATGTGGATATGCAAATGCCATATATCGTGCAGTATTTTTACACGGATATAACGGACTTCTAAAACCTTGATGGGTTTTAAAATATGCTTCTAGCCGTTTTGCAAATTCCATCATAGTAAATGGTCGACCCATTGTCTTCGGTTCGTCCAATAGTGTTTGCAAATCTTCACCGGCCTTCAATGGTCCACTAATCAACCATTCTTTAACATTAGTGCTTTTTGGAAAATAAATTTGAAAAAGATCATTACGAGCATGACGTTCAGTTTTAAATCGCTCCTGTGTTTTCGGAATGCCATCATGCAATAATGACATAAATGTCCCCCAGTGTTCATTGCTGAATGAAAACACAAGAGTCAAAAACAGCCGCATTTTGTTGTCAGTAACTAAACGCATTTCATCTACGAATGGATGTTCATGCCAATGCAGCCTATGAGAGAAAATTTGATAGTCTTCTCTCAGTAAATCATCATCTCGTTCATCAAACGCTTTACAATACTCGAAAAATTTTTCAATTCGTTGGTCTTGCGTCCAAGATTTCATCCAACTGTCTGTAGGTTTACCATTTTTTAAATCTACTGTAACGGTATTTGGATAGGTTATATTCATATTTTATATGTTGGTCGAGTTGGCCGTTGTGAAAATTAAAAAGGAATTATACCCCCTGTTATTTCAATTCCTTGCATTTTTGTTTATACTGTTCGACGGTCATCCCGTTTGCAGCAATGATTTTGTCGTCAGACGGATGCGATTTCATCCCGTTAAAAGTTTTGATGAGGCCCAAATCAAGCATCGCTTTTTGTCGGCCGAACGGATGATCTTTAATCTTGCAAGAAGACCAGATTTTATCAAAATCTAGATCGTCATAATCCGAACCCGGCTTAATATAGTTTTCTACATACCTGATAAAATCGCAACAGCAATCTTCTGCATTGTAAGGAACAGAGCCCGTATCCTCATAGATTTTAATCATAACTTCATCAAGCAATGCATCGCCTTTGTATTTTTTATTTGGCTTGACCAAATACTTTATGCATTCACGGGTATTGGTCCCATAATAAAATAGGCTTTCTCGAACAACATACTCTGGGAACCAATCAGCAATATCGGCAACAACTGCAGCATATTGAAAGTGATATTGGCGCAATCCATGTTTCACGTTCCACTTAAGCATCCAGTCGCCAATTTGGCGCAACGTATGTTTTTGGGCAGTAGCGAGAAAGTCTGCAAGCTCTCGAGCAAGCTTTGGGACATATTCGGCAAGAAAGTAATCGCCGCCACGTTTATATTCGGAAGTCGGTTTTGGAAATGCGGGGAATTGGTAGCCCACTGAAGTGTAAAAAGATTTTTTATAATTTTTAACAATCTTCACCATATCTTCAATAGTTCCTGCCGAATGCAAATCAAACAGGATAGTATTATGATAACCACTGGGCTTAATGGCATAATTAATTGCGCTGCCGCAAACCCGATGCAAGATAAACACATACAGCCATTCTGGAAGAGAGAAATCAGAATGTTTTCCAGTCCAATTAGTTGCAACGGTTTTTCTAAATTCGTGGCAGGTTCCGTCCTTCATTTTGCCCCAGTACGGGTGCTTATTTGTCCACCCGTAAAAGACATCATTAATAATTTGGCTAAACCCGGCGTATTTTCGTTCAACCACATCATAAAGATGAACATTCTTCATTAAGTCATCATCGATGCTCGAATTCATATAGTCCAAAGAACCCAAATTGCATTCCTTCTGCTGAACTTCGGCCATTCGATAGTATCGCAAAAATTCGTCGTAATATTCCGTAGTCTCAATCATTTAGCTTCCCTAGGTTGATAATAAATTTTCGCTTGTAAACCTGGCATTTGTTCATTTGTGCTCTTAAAAGAGAATAATTTCTCTCCGCTAAAATCTTCAGCGCTGTGCAAAACAAAAAAGATAACTCTCCCGGTTTTAATAGAACGTATTCCAAATCCTGCAGTAAAATCATCTGAAGCCAGTTGTCTTAGACAGCCCGGTACATCGAAATAATCTGCAGAAAACGTTTGTGTTTCTGAATTATACGTAAACAGATTTGAGGGGTAAATTTCGCCAACAAGTTTAAAGGTCATAGAACGTTTAGCGTTTTAGCGTTAATGATATTCCCCGCATTCGGAAACCAAAGTTTTCCTGTTTCTGCTTCTTGCGGCAAACAGCCATGCTTTTCAACATAATCTTGCTCTGCTTCCGTGGAAACAATTCGAATGTTCTTAGCAGAGGTACACTGAATAATGTAAACCGACTGCGTCTTAATTGTCAGGGTTTTTAAATTAGGGTACAAGAGCTTTACGCGTTCATAAATGCTGCGCTCTTCTACGATGTTTAGCCATCGCTCGGGATAGGAGAAATATAGCGAAGTTGTTTTTTCATCAACTCGTTCATGATCAAATAAGTTCTCTAGATGAGTTTTGCCCATATGCAGTTCATATTCGAGGCTCTCGCAGCGCATATGTGGGCGACGGTGGACATAGACTAAAATTTCAAAAGGGTAATTCATTTTTTAAAGTAAAAAGCTAGTGTAAGCCAAACAGTGTATGCTACGGCAATAGCAACATTAGTCCACATGCTAAACGTTTGCTTAAGCATGTGGAACATATAAATCCCCCAGTACCCCCAAAGAGTAAAGAAGAAAATCATTCCAATGCTTACGCCCTTGAGCTGGCGGTCTTTTAGCAGCATGCGAATGTTATCAAGCAAGAAAATAACTGCTCCGATTTGGAACAAAGAAGTGATAAGGTCGAGTGGCACAAAAATCTCCTGTTTTAACCGTCCAAGCAGATTGTACACCGTAAACGGGAGATTTTGAAAATTTTAAACTAGACCAAAGGGAACGGGTTCGCCTCCGAACTGGTCCCCGTCTAAAGATGTATCAAGGTCAGAGTCTGCAGCGACATTCTCATACACTAGTTTCTGCGCAATTTCGCTTTCACCAGAAAGATATTTTAGCAGCTTAATAACAAGTAGGGTTGCTGAAATAGTGTCGTCTGTTGCTCCTTTTTTCGCAGCATAGGACCCACCAGCAGCAATATAATTTTGAAGTTCAAAATGCAAAACATCAGAATTGATGATCAACCCGTTATTAATTCGCTCAATCAAGTTCTTCATTTGCATACACGCTAGCAGTTTTGAAGAGCCCGTAGTATAGCACCCGAACTTTCCATTATTCTCATTATACAAATTGACGCCGTCAATATCAACGCCTTCTCCATCATCATTTTGCAACATTGCAACTAAAGCTTCGCCAATACCATTCCGTTCAAAAGTCCAAAGAACTTCTGCTGAATTACGATTGGCATCAGAAGCCCTAAGGTGTTTAAGAAGCCATTTAATTTTGGCATAAATTAATGGGATATTAACAGTGTTTAAGCGAAGTTCGGCGACCTGTTCCAATGACGGAAACTCGAACACTTCTATAGCAGTGAAATCGCTTCCTGTGCCAGTAGCAGGATCGACACCGACTAAGTACATTCGGTTGGGGCCTGAAACTTCTTTCCAAAATTTAAAGCCCATATTTTCAAATAGTGGCGGTTTTGTTTGTAAGGAATGAAGTTTGCGGGTATCTACTAGCAACGCATCTGAAGAAAGGAATTCGCAGTCTACTTCTTGGCGAACTTTAACTGGGCCCAATTTGCCTTTCATTTCGTCATAGTATTTTTGGTCACGTTCTGGATGTTCATGCCAAAGAGCTTTTACGGGGAAAAATGAATTTTGGCCAGAATTGGCACCGCGCCATATAGTTGCAAATAGGTCACTATCTCCGTTGGGAGTACTAGTCAGAATAAATTTGCCACCTGTGGACAATGAAGGCGCAATAGAAGCCCACATTTCTTCTTGAATTCTTCGATTTAAGAAGGCAATTTCATCGATAAAAAGGCAGTTATGACTTATGACGGAATTAGTAATATAAGAATGGACATCTTCAACCTGAACCAAATCATAGACCGTTTGGCTTTCGCAGTGTGGCAGTAGACTCAGAACTTTTAAATTCCGGTCAATAATATCGCCAGTCAATAATTCGCTAGCGGGCCTAAATTCACCGTTGGCAAATATCTTGTGATCTGGTGTGCAAATTAGATTAGACCTATCACTAAACTCCAGTTTCAAAGTTTTGGAGTTTTTAGTTTCTAGTAATCCGGTAAAGTCTTTAAATCCTGAACCAGTTAAAACCTGAAAGCCCGCTATTTCGTAAAATCCTTTTCGTGGAAGTTCTGATAAGTAGTCTACAAGACTAAGGATACGTTCAATCGGAATAACTTGTATTTCACCAGTTTCTTTATTCCTAATGGTTATTTTTGTAGACCCGTCTACGCATGACGGCGAACCACCTCGACCTGTCTTTTCGCTAGTTGCTTCAGATTTTATTTTTGATCCATTGTCAAATTCTATACTCGTCCTAGAATAATACCGACATCCCGGTTTCAACCAAGCGGGCAATTCTTCATATGCGAATTTTATGCGTGACATAATCTCTGTTGCGTGGTTCATTGCTTTAGATGCAATAACTGCAAGTTTGTCATCTGCAAAGCATGTTAACCAAAGGATGTACATTGCGACGACAGTTGTTTTTCCCAATTGTCTGCTGGCAAGCACCACCGTGTCCTTTTTCTCATGTATGGCCGCTAACATCCGTTTTTGGTATTCATACAGTTCCATTGGCAATATTCCCTTTGTAGGGTGCTGGACTTTTACGAACTTCTCGATGAAATACACCGGATCGCTTTTACACCTTATGAGGTCTTGAATTGATTCTGGGGTATACTCAGTTTGAGCATACGCCTTTTTGATTGATAGATTGGTTGCCATAATTTTCCATATTTAAAATATAACAAAGTATTTATCAACTACCTAACAGCTAAAGGCTGTTAAGGTTGCTGTTAGGTTTTCTTGCTTATAATTTATAAATAAGGAAATGCAATAATTTACTGACGCTTGCCACGGGGAATAAAATGAAATTAAAACAATTATTTGAATCTACATCTAAACAAGAAGTTGAAACAGTCTTAAACAGGTACGGGATTGAGAACTACACCATCAATGATGACTTGTCCGTGGATGTCGATGGAGATGTTGATCTAAGTGAAAATAAGTTGAGTTCGATTCCTGTCAATTTTGGGAAGATCAGTGGAATTTTTGACTGCTCTAACAACCTGCTAACCTCTTTACAAGGAGCACCAAGAGAAATAGGCGGGTATTTCGGTTGCTCTGGTAACCAATTAGCCTCCTTACAAGGAGCACCAAGAGAAGTCGGTGGGGGCTTTAAATGCTCTGATAACAAATTAGCTTCTTTGCAGGGTGCGCCAAAAGAAGTAGGCGGGCATTTTTGGTGCTATCATAACCAATTAACCTCTTTGCAAGGCGGGCCAAGAGAAGTTAATGAGGGTTTTGATTGCTGTTATAACAAACTGACATCTTTACTGGGCGCGCCTAGGGTAGTAGGCTGGCATTTCAATTGCTTTAAAAACCGATTAACCTCTTTGCAAGGTGCACCTAGAGAAGTAGGCGGGGAGTTTAATTGCCGTTTTAATCCAAAATTGACCTCACTTGACGGAATTGGCAATGTTGCCGGACAAATTAAAAGCGACCTATCATGAAATTAAAACAATTATTCGGATTCTCGTTTTCGACCTCAAAAGAAAAAGTTGAAAACGTTCTTAAGAAATACAAAATCACAAACTATACAATCAATGACGATCTGTCTGTTGATGTGGATGAGGATATAGATTTTCGTGGTTCAAATTTAAAAAGATTTCCAATCAAATTTGGCAAAATAAAGGGAAATTTTAATTGTTCTAACACCCAGTTGGAAACGCTTAAAGATGGCCCGAATGAAGTCAGCGAAAACTTTTACTGTCACAATAACCAATTAGTATCTTTGGAAGGTGCGCCAAAAGAAGTGGGCGGGAGTTTTTGGTGCATGAAGAACGAATTGATTTCTTTGAACGGTTCACCAAGGGAAGTAGGCGGGGATTTCAACTGCGACTTAAACCGACTAGCATCCTTACGGGGGGCCGCGCGTGAAGTGGGTGGCGCATTTGGCTGCGAGAGTAATGAACTGCAGACTTTGGAAGGATGCCCTCGCATTGTAGGCGGGGATTTTTATTGCTCTAAAAACAAATTAACATCTTTGCACGGCGCACCTAGAGAAATTGGCGGGGATTTTAATTGCCGTTTTAATCCAAATTTGACCTCACTTGACGGGATCGGCAATGTTGCCGGAGAAATTGAAAGCGATCTATCATGAAATTAAAACAGCTGTTTGAATCAGTGTCTAAACAAGATGTGGAATCCATCTTAAAGAAATACGGGATTAAGAACTATACCATCAATGATGACATGTCAGTCGATGTTGATGGGGACGTGAAGCTAAATAATAATCACTTAAGTTCGATTCCTGTTAATTTTGGGAAAGTAAGTGGGCATTTTTGGTGTCATAAAAACCAATTAACTTCTTTACAAGGTACACCTAAAGAAGTCGGTAAGGATTTTGATTGTTCTCACAACCAATTAACTTCTTTACAAGGTGCTCCTGGGGAAGTTGGTGGCGGCTGTTTTAATTGCCACAACAACAAATTGACCTCTTTACAAGGTGCACCTAGAGAAATTGGTGGAAGTTTTTGGTGCGCTGATAACAAATTAACTTCTTTACAAGGCGGGCCAAGAGAAGTCGATGGGAGTTTTTCGTGCGCTAGTAACCAATTGTCCTCTTTACAAGGCGCTCCAAGAGAAGTTGGTGGGCATTTTTATTGCTCTAAAAACAAATTGACCTCTTTACAAGGTGCTCCTAGAGAAGTTGATGGGCATTTTTATTGCTCTAACAACCAATTAACTTCTTTGCAAGGTGCTTCAAGAGAAGTTGGCGGAGGGTTTTGGTGCCATAATAACCAATTAACTTCTCTACAAGGCGCACCTAAGGAAGTCGGTGGGGATTTTAATTGCTCTAACAATCCGAATTTGGCATCACTTGACGGAATCGGCAATGTTGCCGGGCACATTTTTAGCAATCTATCATGAAATTAAGGCAATTATTCGAATCTACATCTAAGCAAGATGTAGAATCCATCTTAAACAAATATAAAATAGCAAACTACGCTATCAATGATGACTTATCAGTAGATGTCGATGGAGATGTGGATCTGAGTAATAAGAAGTTAAGTTCGATTCCTGTTAATTTTGGGAAAGTAAGCGGAATTTTTGACTGCTCTAACAACCTGCTAACCTCTTTACAAGGCGCACCTAGGGAAGTTGGTGGTGATTTTAATTGCTCTTATAGCCAGTTAACTTCCTTACAGGGTGCTCCTACCATAGCCTATGGTAATTTTATTTGCTCTGCCAACCAATTAACATCTTTGGAAAGGGCACCTAGGGAAGTAGGTGGGGATTTTATTTGCTCTAATAACCGTTTGATTTCTTTAAAGGGTGCACCTAGAGAAGTTGGAGGGCATTTCAGTTGCGCGCGTGCCAAACTGACATCTTTAGAAGGTGCACCTAGAAAAGTAGGTGGGAATTTTTGGTGTGTTAGCAACCAATTGCCCTCTTTACAAGGCGGGCCTAAAGAAGTTGGTGGGGATTTTAACTGTAATAGTAACAAATTGACCTCTTTACAAGGCGCACCAAGAGAAGTTGGTGGGAGTTTTTGGTGCCGCAACAATCCGAATTTGACCTCACTTAACGGAATCAGTAATGTTGGCGGAGACGTTTTTAGCGACATAAAATGAAATTAAAACAATTATTTGAATCAGTTGCAGTCCCTAAACAAAA